ATTCTTATCTCCAATAGTAGTTTCAGTACCAAAAAATACTAAATGTCTGTCGGGTGTTGAAACTAAAACATGACGTGAAGCTGTTGGTGCATTAGGAATAAGTGTTGCTCTAACGCTAGTAGCATTTGTTGGTGCTGAGTCCCATTGAAAACATTCTCCATTATAAATAAGAGCTATTAGTTTTGTACCAAAATTATCTAATACCCATAAACCTGGATTAAGTGTTACACCGACATCAGCTGACGTAGATTCTCCCCATGCAACAAAATTTGAAATATTACTAACAGTTGCATTTTGTGAGTGAGTAGCTTTTGTAGTACCATTAACACCTCTAGCACCACCACTTAAGGTCCCCGTTGCCTGGTCATTGGTTGTGTAACTAATATCTTCATTGTCAATTCTAATTTCTCCAGAAGCAGGAAACGCTGAAGAACTTGCAAGGACAACAGTAGTCCCTGTTGTATTTGTTAAAGCTGTTGCTAAAGTTGTAGTTGCAATACCTGAAACTGTTCCACCATATAGACCAGTACCAAAACCAAAACCACCTAGTTGTTGAGATGGACCAATTCTAAAATATATATTTCCGGTAGCATCACCAGAATTACTTAAAGGTGTTCCAGATTCATTAGTTGGCATAGTAACCGTAATTGTTGTTGCACTTGGAACCGAAGTTGCCATAAAAGTTTTTTCTTCAAAAGAGGTATTAGTAAAAGTGGAACTACTTAACCCAGTAACGTCATCAAAAAAAACAAGATCGTCTTCAATCATTCCATGTGCTGACGGAAAAGTAATAGTGACAGTAGGAGTTCCTGATGAACTTGAAAATTTACAACCTGTTATAGCTGTTCTAATTGGTGTAATATCATAATACTCACCACCACTATAAACATATAATACTCTGTTAGTTCCTATTGCAGCGTATTTAATTCCAGCGTTATTATCAAAATGATGTAAAGCTCTTGCTGCTCCGGTTAATTTATTTGCACCTAATTGATCCCAGCCACCTATTTTTTCAGGTGAACCATACCTAAACCTTACATTATCACCATCAAACCATTGACCTTCGGCCCCTGTTTCGGTTACTTGTTTGTTAAATCCTGGTGCAAAGCCTAATTTTTGTAACATAATATCACACTATATAGGGTTATTAAATTTTTGGTAGTAGTATATTCCATTCTAGCTCGGATATCAATTCTTCTAATTGAACTATTTTAGTCTGATTATTGATTAAATATTGATGTAGTTCTTCTACATCAATAATAACCCATTGGTTTTTAATATCCACTACTATTTTATCAGCCTTAGTTTTAAAAAAACCTTTTTTTGTATTGTTTTTTAACGGACTGAGATCAAACTTTAATTTTTGATTGTTTAAGATCCCTTCGATATCCCATGCTTCTTTTTTTTTTTGATTGCTAGTAGCGTGTTTTACTTGTTTTAATCTATCGACAAAATCCATATAATCCCTTATAGTATTATTTTAACATGAAAGAATACAAATTACCATTTGAAAATTTTGTAGCAGGTTACATGGCTCCTAAAAAACTATGTGATGATATAATTAGATATTATAAAGACAACAAAGAAAAACAATATGTTGGGACTGTAGCCACATTTCAAGTTTTAAAAGATGTCAAAGAATCTACCGACATTATGATACAGCCTAAAGATACGTTTGAACCTTTTGGAAAATATCGACACCATTTACAAAAATGTATAGAAGAGTATCAAAAAAAATACACATCAGTTGGTATGTATGCAAGATTTAATGTTGCTCAACCCTATTTAATTCAACACTACCCAAAAGGTGGTGGTTTTAAAACATGGCATTTTGAAAATGCAGGTTACCCACAAATAATAAAAAGAAAACTAGTGTTTATGACTTATTTAAATGATGCACCAAATGCAGGAACAGAATTTAAATATCAAAAACTAATAACGCCGTGTAAGAAAGGTTTGACATTAATTTGGCCAGCTGAATTCACTCATACACACAGGGGTGTCGTCTCTGATACTCATGAAAAAACAATTATCACAGGTTGGTTTGAAGTTATATGGCAACAAAAATATAATATTTAAATTTTTTTTGTTTTAAAAGCCAATGTTATTCTAGGTGTATTAAATTCTTTTGGAGCTAAACCTCTATGCGGACGTTTGGCATCAAACATAACTAATTTATTAAACTCAAACTTTACATCTTCTCGTTTATTTTTAAGCTGCAATGTCCCTGATCCCTTAGGAAGCGTTTGTGTTGCCATCCATAGGCATGTTATTTCTCCATCATCAGTGTGCCATTCACCATCCATTTTTGTAAATTGTAAATTTGCATAAGATCTAATAATTTCAATATCGTATTTAAATTGTTTAATAAGTTCAGGAAATAAACTTTTGATATATGTGTCATTATGAATATCAAACGGACAACTGAAAAATTTACTATTAGATTTAGAGTGTGAAGCTTCAGAATATGTATAAGGTTTTTTTAATAAATAACTTTGCATACTATATGCTACATCTTTATCTAACCAATTCTTAACTATTCTCATTATTTTCTTTCTAAGAAAAACTGTAGATCTCCTTTTGCTTTAGCAATTTGTCCAATATATTTTTCATTTAATACAACAAGATCATTTATATAAATTTGTTGTTTTTGTATAGTCACTTTTAAAGCTTGGTTCATACCAATTTCTCCGTGTTTAACAGCTTCAGAACTTTCTAATTTTATTTTTAATGTCTCAATGTTTTCTTCTAATGTTTTTATTTTTAGTTCTATGTCCATATTTTATCCTTTTATAAATATTTGTAATGTTTCCCTTAAAAACCGTGGCTTAGGTGTAACCATGGTAACACAATGTGAATTCTTTTTTTTATAATTTAAAATCATAGATCTGTATTTGGGTTCAACTCCTTTTATATCATTTTTATTATCTTTATACAATAGTACACCGCCATCATTTTCATGATAGTCCCTGTTAAGATATATGGTAGACCCAGCCAAATATAAATCATCATCATGCCAAGTTATATATGAACCAGGTGTATATATTTTAAACTCAATTAAAAATTCTTTATCTTTAAACTCTTTAAATTTCTCTGTATAAAAAAATTTAAGTTTTTTATTAAGTTTATCATGCAACTGCATTGAAAGTATTGGGGCACTTGACTCTATTAATTTAGGGTTATAATTAAGATTACTTACACCCCAGACATTATTTTTACAATAAGTCCTTACATAATTAATTACTTCATCAGCAAAATCTTTTGTTATAAAATCATTAAATACTTTAATCATCTTTTTATTAGTTATCAAAAAAATGGACAATACACCATCGCCCATCTCCTAATTTATAGCTGCCTTTCATCTTAATCTCTGTCACTTCGTGATACATCATACCAGGAAATAAAACTAATCTATTATTTTTACATTCTATTTTTTGTTTTAAATCAGGTAATATTAAATCTCCACCTGTAAATTTTTTAGGTTCCTTATTAATCCATATTAAAATAGAATATTTGCATGTATCAGTATGAGGTTCATAGTACTGTGTGTCTTCATAGTAAGCTAACATAGAGCTGTCACTACCTGTATTTTTAAAACCATTATAAATCCCGCAAGTTTTAGTTATATGATCATGAAATTTTTTCTGTCTCATTTTATCCATTAACGTAATAATGTTTGAAAGTTTTCTTCCATCTGCAGTATAGAAAGAACTTAAATTAACTCTATAACAATCAGCCATATCTTTACCGGTTTTATTTTCAACAGCAACATTGCCATGTTGAGTTTGAAGTTTGTTTTTATCTGTATAAAAATCTATTTCTTTATAAATTTTTTTTAATTCTTCTTTAGTATACCAATTATCTATAATCACGGGTTTAAGAATCATTTTTTATACCATGCCAATATGACATACCTTTCCCCATCTTCAAGAGTACTTACTTTGTGTTTTTTAGTCGAGGAGAACAGGCATATTTTACCAGTCTTAGGTTTGATAATATATTTTTCTACGGTAGTCACCCCACCTTTATAACCCTCATTCAAATAAGTGATAGTTGTATAATCGTAATAAATTGTGTCATCATGCCAATCATGGTATTCCCCAATAGGCCAGTAAATTAGTTCGATATTTATTAGGGACTGATTTGGTCTTATTGCTTTATATTTTTTTATTATGTTTTTAATTTTTATATCACTGCTGTTTAAATTAAGTAGAGGTATAGTAAATCTTTTTTTAAAAGATTTAGCAGCATTGGTATTTTTTTTAAAAAAGTTTATCAGATAGCTACAGGTTTTTGGGGATAGGAAACTCGCTATTTCAATCATCCTTTACCTTGAAAGTATTTAGGTAAACCTAACATAGGACGAGTGTCATATTTATTTTTTATAGCTTTAGGATTTTTATCATCATTAAAATGTAAAAATACTTGTGCACAAATATTACCCTTAAAAGATTCTCTCCAGTGTTCTAAATCACATCCTTTATAAATTAACATATCACCTGGATTTAAATCTACTTTAACACCTTTGTTGTTTAAAGGGATATACTCAGATCCAGAATAATCACCAGCCCCTTTCGGGTCTACATATATAGGCCATGGATCACCAGAAAGAAAAAGCGTAGTAGATATTTCACAACTAATTCTATCTTTATGTCTTTCAAGAACATCACCTTTTTTATATAGCCTAGCATAAGCATAAGTTTCATGTAATTTTAATTTAGTTATTTTTTCCATTTTAGGTTTAACAAAATGGAATAGAGTTTCCATAGCTTGGTCGCCATAAATAGAAAATGTATTTGGCACTTGAGGATCAATATAATAACCATGGTCTGTATTAAAATCAGTTATGTATCTTTCAGTTTTTAAAACGTTATAGTTATATTGCTTCATTTCTAAATATGTAGCACAAAATTTTCCTAGTATTTTAGGAATTACGTTTCTAATTATTATATATTTATTTTTTTGAAAGCTCATGTTCAAAATATTTTTCAGGTAATGCAATTAAATTAAAATGTATAAATCTAAAAGGTTCAATCCCTGGATCAATTGTAAATTCATGTGGAAGATAAGAATTAAAAAATATAAAATCTCCAGGTTTAGGTCTAACATCAGCTTCAGTCATTGTCATAGTTTCTTTTTTTTCTTTAAAAGGAAGTTTAGTCATCATTGCTCCCGGTCTTGGGTCATGAAATATTGGGTAGGATGTTTTTTCACTACATTTTAAAAAATAAAATCCTGATAGGTGGGCATGGTGTACATGATTTCTTTGGTGTCCGCCGCCTTTTGCACCAAATTCTTGAACCCACATTTCTGTAAAATCAACTCGTTGCTTAGACATATCAAACCCTTGAGCATCTAAAATATTATAAGCGGTTTGTCCTACAAACTTTTCAAAATCTTCCATTTTAGGTTCTTCTAATAAAGTTGTTGATGCGTGGCTTAAACCAAAATCTCCGATATCTTTTTTATAAAATTTTTTTCTATTTTTTATTTTTTGTTTATTCCATTCTCTACCTTCTTTAATATATCTATCACAAACTTTATTTAATTTTAAAAATTCTTTATCTGTATAAAGATATAGTGGTGTTTCAAATATTTTATGTATTTTCATTTTTTCCTTTATCATTTATTTAAACGGCCAACCCAAATGCCACAGCACTAGCGAATACCGTGTTCCTTTCGTTACAGGTTTAACTCTATGCCAAACATGTGAAGGAAATGTTACCACAGTTCCTTTTTTTTTCAACTCTTTACATTCACTAATATTACTTGATTTTTTTGATCTATCGGGATCTTCATCTCTAAAATCAAATTCTATTTCACCCCCTTCATATTCTGAGGAATCATTTAAAGATATAATAGTAGATAATTTTCTCATCTTACCATGGTGATTAGGGTTGTCTGGTCTATCATAAACATAGGGGTTTTCCAGGCTATCTGAATGCCACCCATAATATTTTTTTGTTGAATATTTTGCAAATTGAACTGGCTCACTATAATCCCATTCAAAGTTCCACCCTGCTTCTCTATTAGCACAATCAACTATAG